TAGCCCCGAATCCGTACCCTGTCTGGTGGGACAGGTATCGTTGTCGAAGCATGGAACTCTCCTTTCTGCTGATTTATATACTGAATGCTTTCAGTCTATCGATTTGCTATCCTATCTTTTACGGCTTCCACACATACATGTGTTTTACGTAGACCTTTCGCGTGCTTAACAAGAGGGTATCGAATGCCACCCATACGGATGGGGAACACGGCAGAAGGGTGTACGTTAAACACTGGTTGGTACGATTGCATAGGCGTGTAGCGCACATATGTGGGGCACTGCTGGGTTATATACCAAACGCAATGCACGACACACACGTACGTGAGTAGTACCTTTTACGCCGAAGGGTGGTGTAGAAACTACACCGTAGCAGTATGCTTTTACGCCAACCTTTTACGCCGACCCTTAGCCGGAGGCATACCTTTTACGTGGCCCTTTTACGCTCTTTTAGTCACACACGGCGCTCGAAAAAAAATTTTACAGAAAAAAAGTTATGACCTCTGTCCCTATCCCGTGAGCATGTCTGCGTTCGATCTAGCGTGGACGTTGCTCAAAAGCACACCAAGAAGGAGACCCAAAGGGAGAGGCGAACCAGAGCGGCCTCGTAAACGCACCGCTTCACTTCGCACTGGTGCTCAATCAATTGATACACAAAGTAGACAGGCAAGAGATGACAAATCTGCTTTTATGGAACCCTATCAAATGGAGGGTATGCCGTTGAGTTATCACTATGACTATGGAGATAGAAAAAATGTTGAAGAGATTTTATTTGACGAGTATGGTTATGGAATGGATGACGAAATGGCAGAGGCTTTGCTACAACATTCACCTGCAAGTGCAAATCTAAGGCAATATCAATATGATAAAAGAAGACCAGAGCCTATGTATGATGATGAAGGTAAAGTCATAGGTGATGTAAAAGATTTCTAGTTCACAATCTTCAAGTCCTTCTACGGCTTCCGCTCATACATGAGCGCGTTCAATGACGCATGGATGTTGCTCAAACAACGATCCCAGCCTCAGATGTCTCTTCTTCCATTTGGATTCGCCACTGGTAATCCTGCTCAAGATGCATTGGCCTATCTAGGTGCTGGTCCCGGTGCTCAGGAAGGGCCGATGACAGTTCCGCAATCTGAATTAGACAATAGGTATGAAGAATTTTTAGATAGGCAAAAAACCAGAGGGGTTCCGCAATACCAATTAGACGTTACCCGCGATGAAAAGAGTTACACAGATAGCAAAGTAGGTCTTAAGCCATACTTAATGGCAGATGGTCAAAGTGTTGGTAAATTCCCAATGGCTCCTACTGAGACTGCTAGATTAAGAAGGGATATTACAAGAGGTAGAGGGCATCGACCGAAAGATGTTGTTGCTCATACCAGTGGGCCTATAGATGAACTAATCACTGATTATCATGGTAATACTCATTTTATGGACAGTACCACATCCATCCCAGAGGCTTCATTTTATCCAACTGGAAGCGCTATAGATGATGAACATCGGGGTAAGGGATTATACATAAGATCGCTTTTATCACTTTTATCAACCCCAGAGGCAATGGGTCTTTCGGCCAAAGATGTAGCAAGAGAAGATGCACTAATGAGTGACGCACCATCCTATAATTTGTCAGAAGTAGACCCTCAGTTATTCGATGAATTGTATGGACAAAGGGGCCTAATGTCCCCACCTTCGCGTACTGGTGGAAAAGGAGGCTCAGATAGAAGTCATGAACTTTTAAGTGAACGATACAAGAAAATAATGGATTTACTGGGTGAAGATTTACACACGTATGGAGAAGGTCAGACTCTTAGCAATATTATAGATATGGCTGAACGTGGTGAAGGTATGTTTAGGTCTCATGGAGCAAAATTAAAACATAATTTACTGGAAGGTTCTATTTCCGAAGAAGATGCATATAGAGGTAAAAAACGTCCACTTGTCGACCCTGAGACAGGAGAGGCGTTAAAAGACCCAAGAGGTAAAACCTTCTTCTATGACCCAATATCTGTTGATGTAGGAAAAAACCCACTTGAACGAGAAACTTTTGGTGATTTAAGACGATTCGATCTTGCAGGTCTTCCTGTAAGAGTCAAACGACCAGTGACTCCTACCGAGCGCAAGCGATTAAAGCAAACAAGGTTAGGTGATTTTGAACCCCCTCTACCTGACATAGATTTAGGCGATGGGCCTGTATCCGCGGAGTCTATTATAAATCGTGAGCGAGAACGGCGGGGGAGGGAACAACAAGCGATGCGTAATCTCGAAGAACTTACCAGTCCGCGTCGTCGTGATCGTGCGTTTACACGCCAGCGAGAGCAGAGGATACAAGAGGCAATAGACTCACTGGGAGGTCTTTTTACTTCATACCAAGATGCTAGACAAATGGCTGGGGATGGATTCAATGAAAGACTTGTAAATACCGGGCGCGACATTGATATCAAAAATTCACTTAAGTTCTTTAATGAACATATGACTAATCGTACTTATGATGAATATGGAATGGCTTATCCTAACGCCGTTGATGACTTACCAAGAGATATGTCAACAAATATATCACAGGATGTACTGTTCTTAACAAATATGCAAGATGAAAACAGTCGACCAGATGCTATAAGAGAGGCATTAAGAAGAGCAGAAGAGCAATTTCGAGAGCAAGATGGTGTACCGGGGAGTAATGTCTTCGACCCCGACATGATTGATGTCTTCGATCCTGACATTGCTGCTGAACGTACTATAGGTTCAGGGGCTATGAGGCGAAATTACATACTTGAAGAAATAGACAAAGCCATAACAAGAGTGCGTATCTTAAATCACCATTTACGCACTTACCCTGAAAAATTAAGCGGAGGGGGAGGGTCTCTTCAACAAGAACAGGCACACATATTGTTAAGGAATCATCTTGATGATTTGTTCCATCCAATAGGCGGTTATATGATGGGTTATAACGAAGACAGAGTATAATTGACCTCTGGAGAGGTTAGTGTTAAAAGTAAACCACTGCTGCGTTAAGTATGATTGGCCTGACTGGTGTTATTTTAGTAATTATTTTCTTGGTCTACATCGGTTTAGTTGGTTTGTACTATTACGCCATGCCTGATACAGAGCCGTTCGTTGTTTATGAAAGCGAAGAAGAGTTTGAAGAGATGTTCATAGAAGGACTTCGGAGGTCCCAGCGTTGAAAGTTAAGATCTACGAAGTTGGACCTCGTGATGGGCTTCAAGCCCTATCCCATTTTGTAGATACCGCGACCAAAATTGAGTTGATTAATACTCTGTATACTGCTGGGCTAAACGATATAGAAGAAACCAGTTTCGCGCATCCGCGTCTAGTACCACAAATGGCAGACGCCGAGGATGTATTTAGTGGCGGGTCTGTTCTTGTTATGAATAAACGTGGATATGAGAGGGCAAAATCTGTAGGTGCAAAGAAGATTAACATTGTATTTTCACCATGCGAAGAGTTCAATAAACGAAATTTGGGCAAGACAAGAGATGAGTTGTATGAACAATACTCATCGTTCATGAGTGAAGTTGACAAAGAGAGTGTCCGAGTCTACTTGTCCATGGCGTTTGGCTCTCCATACGGCGGTGCTGTAAATTTTGATTTGATGAAAGAATGCATAGACGATGCGAAAATGTTTGGGAATACCGTAGTCTTTGCAGACACTGTAGGAGTAGGTAGTACGGAAGAAGTTGCCATATTTGCAAATATGGCTTTAGAAATGAACATGACCCCAGCACTTCATTTACATCACACAGGAGATGAAGAGCGTGCTATCGATCTTGTTTATGCTGGGATTAATCATGGAATTCGTGAGTTTGATTCAAGCATAGGTGGTCTTGGTGGTTGTCCCTTTGCAGAAGAAAGTGGAGCCAATCTTTCAACTGAAACTTTGGTGCGCTATCTAAATGGATGGGGGTGTAATACTGGTATCCATCAAGACGATTTAATCGCTGCACTTCGTATTGTTTCAGACATACGATTGAAAAGCGTAATGGCTATATGATGCACCCTCCTGCGTAAAGCAATGTCCGCGTTTGATACCGCTTGGATGGTACTCAAAATGCCACCTCTTCCAAGAGGCGTACAGGATGTAACTGGACGCATTGGTGAGCAAGAGTTTGGACCAAGAGGTTCAAAGAGTCTATCAAACCGAATGGCGTTTAATTTAGGTAAACTAGGTGGCGATGCAGACCAGAAAGAACTTAGAGATTTTTTAATGCAATACGGAGATAATCCAGAAGTCATGGACATGCTCGCATCAAGATTTGGTATGGAACCCGGCTCAATTGAATTTCCCGGACGCATGATGCCTCGTGACCCAAGTAGCACAATGCCAATGCCTGATTTACCTCGTGGTCTACCGGACATGTCAATGATGCAACCAGAAGGTGCAAGAACCCCTGCACCTCAACTTGCAGAAAGAGCACCAGACCCAAACACTGTACCACCTGCTCCTACTGGTGATGTAGCAGTTGGTAGAGATAACACTCTTGATATGCTCTTAAGTCAATTTAGTGAAAAGCAATTGATGGCTGAATTAGGTAGAAGAAGGAGAGAGCGACAATGAATGCAATAAATTTTGCTTGGTCTATTCTAAAAATGCCTAGAGAATCTAGCCTTGATGATGATTTCAGAGCCATGAGACAGTTTGTTTTACAAAACCACAACAATCCAGATCCTCAAATTCAAGAAGATGTTGAGAATGTTTACCGACATTTGACACAAATTATGTCTGCAAGACGAAGTGGAGCACCCGCCCCCACATTAATGAAACCTCCAAGAATGGAAGGAACTGGAATGGAAGGAAGAGCCATGGGTGCTGGAACTCCGACACCTTCCCAACTGCAACCATCTTCACGAGTAGAAAAATACGACCCTTCAACATACAACCAACCCGGTCAAGCACTTCCTATGGGACAAAGACCTCCGAAAGATCCTGAAATGGCTCGTCGAAGTAGACAACAGAGAACCATGGAAGCAGGTGCTGAGAGAGGGAGAATGCAATCTCAACGTGACAGAGTCATGGATGAAATGAGAGAGGCTGGAATTACTCAAGATGCAATGGGCACTTTACCGTTTCAAGAATTAATGCGTGCTAGTAAAACTCCAGAAGGAATGGCTAGAATTCAACAAATGATTAGAGAAAGAAGAGGTGCAGAACCAGCGGGCACTGCCCCACAAACTGATAGAATCCAGATGAGTGAACCAATGGATGCAATCGATGCTGCATGGGCTGTGCTAAAGTCTGTGTAGGTGTTTGAATGCCAGCCCCAGCAATTGGTGCTCTTGTAGGAATTGCAGGTCGTGCACTAGCAGGTCGTGCTCTTCGTGCTGGTGCAAAAAAAGTCATTGGTGATGTTAACTATGGTTTAGGTGAAGAGGAAGAAAAAGAAGAAGAGGGCAAATCAGGACTACCAATACAACAGGCAGTTCAAACCATTCAAAGCGCACAAGAAGCCCAAAATCAAAGATTGCAACAGCAGATTGACAGAACTCGTGAAATAATGAGTACCAATAGCCAACAATTTCAGAAAGAAGATGTTGCTACTTTAATGACGCAGTCACCGTCAATCAGTGGAATATACCATCATGGCGGAGAAGAAGCATATGAAGGTGAGCAATGTACAATAGAAGCATGTAAAAATGCACCGACAACATTTGTTGACTATTCACATCCTGTGATTAGACAACCCACTCATAATTATCAACATCATATGTGCTCTTCATGTGCTGTAAAATACAATGCTTTACCCGCAGAGTATGATGTAAAATTAGCAAGTGAACCCATGTCAGTTGGTGATGTTCTTGTCAAAGATCGCAAATCACCCGAAGCGCTAAGACGTAAAAAAGAATATGATACAAAATACGAGTCATCCCCGGAACGCGTAAAATACCGTGAAGAACTAAACCGTGAGCGTCGTCGTCGTGGAATCTACGGCTCACATGACCATATGGATGTTAGTCACACGGAAGGTGGGGGCCTAACTCTTGAAAGTGAACACGCGAACCGGGGACGGCACTTTAGAGACAGAGGAACTTTACGTCCTATTGCTAAATCTTTGAAAGACGACCTTAAACTTCTACGCAATCTTTTGGCAGGTCCGATGGATGAACAAGATGAGAAGATAGTCATGGCGTTAAATCGTACGATTGACGAGCAGTCTGAGGAAGAAATACCGGAAGAAGAAAAACATCATGAGTATTTTGGTGGCTCTCATCGAATCGAATCTTTACAATAAATCTAATTTATCTTAAGTCTAATCTAACTCTTTATACTAATTAATATAATAACTTAGATTATACATTAGATTAATCGGATTTATTATTCACAACCTTTATGTTGACCCCCTCAGTGGACAATTCAGTGGTCACTATGGATGAGTACGAACAACACGACGCAGAAATCCGATTGATGGGGCTAATTCTTGCACAAAGTATCCTTGTAGCAGTAGCAGTGGGAATCTTTAGTTCGGGAGTTTGGCTTCCGGGGGGAACAGGAGCGTCTGATTGGGTAAATGGATTGACTTATGGTATGGGGGCATTGGCTGTTCAAGTCCTTGCCTATTACGTTTTCAAAATGTTCTTTGAGCAACAAATGAAGGAGCGTGTGAGAAGCACGAATCTTGAGCGCCAAAGAAATTATCAGTATAGAAGTATGCAGCAAAACTTCGATCATCGGCGTGCCGAGATGGAGATAAGAATGCAAGAAGCACAGTTGGAACGAGAGTTAAGGTGGATGGAGGCCAACCCCGGTAAAATGCCACCCTCATGGGGAGTGAAAGGAGGTTCACCTTCTCTCGTTTCAGCATTTGATAATCAAGGTGGGGCAGCCGCCACTTTCGATGGAAGTAAAATTCCCACTCATGAAGCACATACTCCTGCTCCGTTGACTCTTGGTGTAAATGACGATGTTCCTCTCACAAAAGAAGGAAAACCCGATAAGAGATACTC